CTGAATACCACGATAAGTTAGAAATGTTAAAGGAGCATTTTTAATGGAACCAATAACCTACAAGTATGTGTCTACAAAGGAATACATTGATGAGTTTCCTGTAGCATACAGACAATGGAGAGCAGATAGCCATTGCAATCTAATCCACGGCTACTCGTTCTCTATGAAGTTTTACTTTGGCACAAATGATCTCGATGCTCGAAACTGGGCAGCGGATTATGGAGGTCTTAAGGAGCTCAAAGCCGTACTAAAGGATCAGTTTGATCATACTCTGCTTGTAGCTGAAGATGATCCAGAACTTGAAACCTATAAGGTGCTCGAACAAAAGAAGATGGCTCGTCTTACTATCCTTCCTAAGTTAGGTTGCGAAGGTCTTGCTGATCAACTGTACCGGTATGTTAATGGCGTATACATTCCAGACTACTGGGGTCCTTCTGAAGCTGAGCGTCTATGGTGCTTCCGTGTAGAAGTACGTGAGACTCAGTCTAATATGGCATTCCGTGAAGGTCATAGGGAATGGGGTGAAGAGTTGATATGAGTGATCCTGTAGTCCAACGAATATGTTGGTGTGACTATAACGTGATGATTGAACGGATACTCACTCAAATTAAAAAAGACAAAAGAGTAATGATTGAACAGGTGGTCGCACTTGGTCGAGGTGGTTTTGTACCTGGTGTACACTTATCACATGAACTTGGTGTGTCGCTTGTTCCTATTATGTGGCAGACAAGAGATGGTGCGGTCAACGAAAAATATCGCACTAATGTGCCATCTTTGATTGTTGACGACATTAATGACAGTGGACGAACTCTTCTTGAGGTGGTGTCACAAAATATATGGAACGGCTCATACAGTACAGCCGTATTGGTTAATAAGGCATCCAGTAACTTTTCTGCTGTTGATTATTATGGTAAGACAGGGGAAGATGACGTCTGGTATTCGTTTCCGTGGGAGAAATTATAGTGTTGGTAAGTGATAAGATTCGTGATAGGTTACAGAAAGCAGGTAAGCGATACTGGGCAGGTGATAACATCAGTGACGTCATTAAGGCAAATGAGCTTGAAGATCTGATCGATGAGGCTGAACTAGCCTTTCAAGATGTACTGAAAGCTCTAGTAATCGATCCAGAAGATCCTAACAGCGCAGACACTCCCCGTCGTCTTGCTAAGATGTATATCAACGAGCTTATGGAAGGGCGGTATCATGCACGTCCTCGTGTAGCTGCGTTTCCTAATGACAACACAGAAGACCGATACACCGGTATGCTTGTAGTACGTGCTGAGTTAAAGTCTATGTGCTCACATCATCACCAACCTGTACGTGGTACTGCATACATCGGAATCATTCCAGGTGTTAAGGTGATTGGTCTATCCAAGTATGCTCGTATTGCTCAGTGGTGTGCTCGACGTGGTACTTTACAAGAAGAACTCACTCGTAACATTGCTGATGAGATTATGCAAGCTACTGGTAGTGAGGACGTTGGTGTATACATTCAAGGCACTCACGGCTGTATGGAAAACCGAGGTGTATGTGCTCATTCGTCTCTCACTCAGACCTGTGTATTGCGAGGTCAGTTTTATAGCGCTTCTATCAAAGAAGAATTCTACAACAACATTAAGTTGCAGCAAGGCACTGTAGCTAATGCAGTTGGATAATATCCGTGAGGTGATTGGTGAAGATAAGATCACTAAGTTCTTTACCAATCGCCACATCAATCAAAAGTTAGTCAAAGATATTCCGGACGGTGTGTATGATGACGACTCAGCTACTGGGTGGCGTCTTGTGTACATCAACGGTACATTAATGTACATTATATGCGCACAATGGATACAAAAAGGTGGACCTTCAGATCTACCTGATGTAATATCTAAGCCTGAGTTTGGACACTATCCGAGGTTGCCATGATTGTAAATTTTTTAATTTTTGCTGTATGTGTTATTGTTGGAGTTAGCGCTCTTGCTAATGCTGTTGAAAGATCTAGACTGGATGAAGAATTATGATTGTTACTAGAACCGAATATCATCAACTGACGTCGACGTTTACATATAATGTTGACAATCAAGAGATCATCGATAATTTTGGTAGCTTAGAAACGTTTATGGCTGAGTTGTACGATTGTACTGATCAGTTTCATGAGTTTATTATGGACTATGATTATGATCGAGAAGACGATCTGTGGACCGATCGTAAAGGTGGTTATGATGTAGATTGGGATATTGTAGATGACGAGTAAGTATATCTGGGTTACGTTTCAGAAAGAAGGCATCCACTGTTATCCTGATGCTCCTGAAGGGGTAGAGTTCCTTAAGCATCCTCATCGTCATATATTTCACTTCAAAGTTGAGCTTGAGGTGTTTCATGATGATCGTGATGTAGAGTTCATTCTATTCAAGCGTGAGTTAGAGCGTCTATACGAGGAGGTTGACAGCTCGACACCAGAACTGTACCTTGACTTTAAATCATGTGAGATGATTGCTGATGACCTAGCAACATATATCATGGCTCACTACCCGAATCGTAAGATGGTTATTACTGTTAGTGAAGATGGAGAGAACGGAGCTACCTGTTACTATGATTAACTTCTGTCACATTGCACCAACCCCACATCTCGATCTCGTTAAGGACCGCAAGGTCCATTTGCTGTTAGCACATCTTGTTGAGAGTGACGAGCAATACTGTCAGTTCTACGCTGATCTCAAGAAGCACGGTGATATAACATACATCTTAGATAACAGTGCGTTTGAGATGTACAAGCAAGGACGTCCAATGTATCCATCTGATAAGCTAATTGAGATGGGTAACCGTGTTAGTGCTGACTATATTGTAATGTCAGACTATCCCGGAGAGCCTGGTCAGAAGACTATTAGTGCTGCCTGTGTAATGGCTCCCCAGCTACGTGATGCTGGCTTCAAGACATTCTTTGTTCCTCAGTCTGAAGTAGGCAACATTCATGACTACGTAAGCACCTGTATGTGGGCGTCAATGATTGATGTCGTTGACTACATCGGTCTCTCTATCCTCGGAATTCCAAATGCTTATGGTGTAGAGAAAGACAATAAACTACAACGATTCTTTAGTCGTTGGAAGATGATGGGAACATTATCAGATAAAGGGTTCTTTGATAAGGTTGTTAAGAACGGCAAGAAGATACACATGCTTGGTATGGTGGATGGTCCTAACGAAATAAACCTACTGAAACAATTCCATATCGATAGCTGGGACAGCAGTGCTGCTATATGGGCTGGTCTTAACGGTATTAGGTTTGATACTTCTCCTACCGGTTTACTGCAAGGAAAGTTTGAGAAAGAAGTTGACTTCAACCATAAAGAGTTAGATAATTCGCTGATTGATTTGGCTCGTGACAATATGGATTACATTGATGGGTTATGTAAGTAATGGGTGATAAGTTTAGATTCAACGAAGACAAGATTCTTAACGAAGCGCTAACATATCTTGAATCTACATATGCTGGACACTATGTTGGTGAACTAGCAGGTAGAGAGCAGAACAATATCCAAACGATTGATGTGTGGCAGACCTTAGGGTCTGTCGATACTACGTGCCGTGATACTGCGATCAAGTACTTGATGCGTTATGGTAAGAAGGAAGGATACAATAAGAAGGATCTGCTAAAGGCGATTCACTATATTGTTTTGTTATGGTACTTTACACAGAATGGAGAAAGTGATGTTACATCTAGCGGGAACCCGCTCGCAGTCGACACTATCTGAGTTCGACAGCGATCAAGTACAACCCAATGCTATTGACTTACGAGTTGACAAGATCTTTCAATCGTTTAGTCAAGTGTTTGTAATTAGCGAACAAGAAAAACAACACCGTGAAAGTAAAGAGCTGAAGCCAGATCAAGATGGATGGTGGAGACTTGATCCTGGCAGCTATGAGATCATAATGCAAGGTAAGATCTCAATTGGTAAAGATGAGGCAGGGTGGGTAATCACTCGATCTAGTCTTAACCGCAATGGCTGCTTTATTACATCAGGTCTTTATGACTCTGGCTATGAGGGTGTGATGGCTGGAGTACTCCACATTAACAACGGTCCTATGATGGTACAGCGAGGTACCCGCGTAGGACAATTCTTATTATTCAAAGCCGAAGCACTTAATCAATATGATGGTGATTATGGTGCCGGCAAACATCATGATCAAAAGTATGGAGATTGATTTGTGAATATACTTGGTATCTCTGGCTCAATCGGTTGGGATGGTAATGCAACTTGGGATGATTGGTGGGTTCATGGATCTAGCGCAAGTCTAATCTGCAACGGGCAGTACATAGGTAGTAGCCAGGAAGAAAGATTTACTCGAGTTAAGCACGAGGGTAATTATCCACAACAAGCAATTCAAGCGCTCCTACACAAAGCTAATATATTTGCTAAGGATGTTGATGTTGTGGCATTTACAACTAGCTGTAACTCCTTTAACAAATACCTATTAGACGATCAATACTTCCATAAAAAAATATCAGAGCGGTTTCCTAATGCTGATATAGTGCATGTCGATCATCACACAGCACATGGATCTGCTAGTTTTTATACCAGTGGATTCGACAGAGCAAATGTTTTTACTTTTGATGGGGCTGGAGATAGGCATGCGCACGGATTAACTAATGTTAGTACTTTTTCTACAGCGTCCATCGATGATGGGTTTGTAAACTATTTGACGTCATACATTAGTAGTCAAGAAGATACTAATGAATTTTCATTTGGATCATTCTACAGTAAAACGGCATTTAGCGTTTGGATATCTTTGTACAAAGATAAAAAACATAGCAAAGAGCTCAATGATCCATTGAGAGAAACTGTACAGGGAAAGATAATGGGACTTTCTGCATACGGTAATGCAGATGTTTGCCAGAGTATTTTTGGTGATGCTTATTACATTTATCAAGACCCGTCTGTTTCGATGCCGAAGGTATTAATTAATATGCCACTTGCCGCAGAAATCAGAGAGAAAATACAATCTGGTATTAGTCTACCTTTTAGCCCCGCCGATCTTGCAGCGTGGGCTCAACTACAATTTGAAAAAGCCCTTGTCGACTTCTTTAAGGCAATACCAGATGCCTATAGAGAAGAAAACTTGTGTTTGGGTGGCGGATGTTCTCTCAACATCCTTGCCAACTCTAAACTGTCTGAGTTAGGCTTGTACAAAAACATACACATACATCCTGCACCAGGCGATGAAGGATTGAGTATAGGAGCTGCTCTATTAACTGCGCATCAAAAAGGTATTGTAGTGAAAATGCCTGCCAATATTGCAACAGTGGGTATAAGCTATAGTGACAAACAAGTTTTAGAGGCTATCTACTCAAACGGATCTGTAGTATACGAAGAGTACAGTGACGCCGATCTTTATAATAAAGTGTCTGAGTGCTTAGTCAATAATGGCATCGTAGCCTGGCATCAGGGGGAGAGTGAGTATGGTCCTCGTGCTCTTTGTAATCGATCGATACTGTCGAACCCTTGCTATAACAACAAAGATATGTTAAACACCAAGGTTAAGTTCAGA